AGACGAGGACGAAAAGAGATTAGACGGTGCTGACATAGCAATGGATCATCTTGCTGAAGATGAGCACTATTATACGAAGCTCAAGGAAATGGAAAGACAAGGTAAAGAGGGCGCCAAGTCTGAAACAAAGAAAGAGAAGCTCTTGAAGCTTGGTGAAGCTACTGAAAAATCTGTTATTAAAGAACGAAAACTTGCTGGGACTGTAGCTAATGCTGAAAAGATGGCTCGTATTAGACAAGAGACAAATGCAAGTCCAAGCGAAATGAAGGCTACGCACGGTCAGTTGAGGGCGTATACGGCTAAACTAAAAGCTGAAAGAAAGAAGAATGAAAGTGTAACAAAGGCTAAAATATTTAGAAATCCCACGCAAGAAGAAAACTTTAGAAGTAATAGGCCATTTGGCGGAAACGAGCAAACAAGAAAGAAAAAAGCAGATGAAGCGGCCGCTTCGAGGCGTCGAGAAAACGCTTCGGCTTTTACAGAGAAGATGATGTCACGGATCCGCACAGATCCAACGCATAGAAAGCTAGATCCTACTGGTGGGTATGGTGATTTTAATGACTAAATACTTTGACTGGGCAAGAGTAAAAGACATGGATTCACGTAAAAAGTCTGACATTAACATGTCTTCGACTTTTGCTGAGCAGCGTAAAAAGAAAGAAACTCATAGACACTCTAAGGAGTTCGGCATTAAACAAATGGGCGAGGAAGTAAACATCGATTGGGGTAAAGCAGAGGGAGTATACGACGACCCAAGACGTGCATTACAGAAGCTTGCTGCAGCTGAACAGAAGGCTGACAAAATAAACGAAGAAGATGATGAGAATGACCGTCCCGAGGGCGAACTTGAATGATTACCGTCTATAAAACGACTAATCTTATCGATGGAAAAGTTTACGTTGGTCAGCGTACATCGAAAAGGATGGCAGGCTATTATGGCTCTGGCAAACTAGTAAAGCAGGCTTTGGCTAAATACAGCAAAGAGAACTTCATAGTTGAAGAAATCGATTATGCGTATTCGTCTTGTGAAGCCGACCAAAAAGAAACATTATGGATTCAAGAGTGTGATTGTCTAGCGCCAAAAGGTTATAACATATGTCCCCATGGCGGCACTACTCGCGGCGCTCATTTTTCTGAAGAAATATGCAGAAAGTTTAGTGCTGTTTCATCGTTTAGGCGTCTCAAAGGTATTCCAAAGCCAGAAGAACAGAGACAAAAAATGCGGCTTGCTAGCAAAGGAAAGCCTAAATCTGAAGAACATTGTCAAAATATGAGAAAACCTAAATCTGAAGAGCACAATAGAAAAAACAGCGAATCGCACAAAGGACAGATTCCTTGGAATAAGGGCCTCAAAACAGGACCAACAAACTATTCTGAAGAAGGGTGTTTGAGAAAGAGTGCAGTACAAAAAGAGATGGGCGGAGTATCGACGTGAAAATCAACTTCAATAACATAAAGTTTGTCAGAAAAGATAAAACGCTGCTTGATAATCCGTATAAAACGATTATGGAGCATGACAAGACTGGTTACGTATACGTCGACAACGTAGAGGGCGTGGCTGTTATTCCCTATCGAATGGGCGCAAACGGTCGAGAAATCCTTATTCGCGATGAGTATAGTCCTCTGCATAATACGGTTTTATCGATTATCACTGGGCGAAGAGATAAAGACGACAAGAACGGTCAAGCAGCAGCCCGCAGAGAGTTGTTAGAGGAAGCAGGTATTCTCGCGGAAGAACGATGGTTCAATGAGGTTGGTGAAATCCTACCTGCTGGTTCATACAAGCGAGCCGATGTGATGTATGTTGTCGACGTGACGGGTGTTCATCAGGGCCGACCAGAAACCGATGGAAGTATCTTTGAAAAGAAATCAACGAACATGTGGGTGCCTGTTAGTGAGCTTGCTCGCATGGTTAGAGAACCAAATGGCGCTACTGATGCATATTTTCTCAGCGCCGTTGCTAAATATTTAGTATGGTGCGGCTTGTTCAAGTCGGAGGAATCAGATTTAGCTAAAGACAAGAAGGGCTCAGAGCGCCCTGGTCATAAATACATTCGTAGAGAAGGCCAGGCTGGCGGCTACAAATATATCTACAAGGAGCCTGAACAGAAGACTGCGAAGAAGGAAGACGAGAAGAAACCTAAGGGCGGAATCATGGAGCAGCTGGCTGCTCTCCTTGGTAAGAAACAAGGTGGCGAAGAGAAGAAGCCCAAGAAGCAGCTTCCATTCAAAGAGTTTCCAATGGCGCCTGAAGGCATGCCTGATTTTAAGAAGGGCGTGACGGCTGCACAGTGGATTGCAACACTTGACAGTATGGTTACTAGAACAACAAGCGACTTTATGGCAAATCTAGATGACGGCGATCATTTTTTAATGAGCGAACCGCTTAGGCGCGGTCATCTTTATGCTGATGCTGTTATATCGATGCTAGATGCTGCTAGAAATGCATATTCAACTCAAGACCTTCATAGCAAAGACATTTTAGTTGAAGATAAGAAGAGACTTAGCGACGGCGCTCAAGGTGAGGTTCAACGAGGTATTTTGAAAGCGTCTTATTGCCTATGTGCAACTAAGCACATGACTGCAGCACTTAATAGCAGCCTTACTGAGCGTGTATTCAGTAATCTTGCTGAGAAGCTGGATGCAGGTGCAAGCTACAATAAAACAGACAAGCTCGTGACGATTGTTGCATCGGTAAAGAATCAGTTAGAAGATCTCAGCGGCATAATGAAAGACATCAGATGGCTTCAAGGTGGTGATCCAAAACTAGACTGGATGGTTGACAGCGTGTTCAAGGCTGTCGATGAGCTAATGCAGGCCAGAAACCGCTTTGTGACGAATGGCTTCAAGTTCTACATTGATAAACTGGCGCCAAAGATTGAGTCGCTGGCCGATGCAGAGGAAATAGATGATTCGGTAAAGCTCTTAGAGGGCTTAGAGACATTTAGACATGAAGCGATGTATTCGTCTACTACTTCACATGAAAACGAAACTTTTGCTAATCAGTGGAATATGAAACAAAAAGGCATCTATGACGGCGCTTCAAGATTTTCAGCATATGCTTCTGGAAAACTGGTAGATAAGGTAAAGGGCTTAGAAGATCTTGGCGATGATAAGATTCTACAAGGCCATATCAACGAATTAGCCAAGAGTCCGGCATTTGCCTTCCTCTCAATGAGCAAGCACGTTTCATCGTTTCAGGTTAGCGAACAGATCTTTTCATACATAGACACACATGGCATTGACAAGTACTACAAGGACATGGTTTATCTTACAGGCGGACGCTCAAAGCCGTGGAAGGGCGCCAAGACTGATCACTACGAGCAGTATGTGAAAATCCTCACAGAAGCTTATAATGGCAATGATGTATATGAAAACGAAGACATGAAAGACATTGCTTCATTCTCAGGCGACCAAATGGGCAATATGGTAAAGAGCCATCCTGCTTCTACGGTCTATGCTGCAATGAATACAATGCTCTTGCTCAATAAAAAGACACCAATAACTTCTAGGGCTCCTGCTTTCATTAGAATGTGGTCGGTGGCGTCTCACAACTCACTTATGAGCAACGCCCTAGAAGAGTTTGTATCAGCTAAGAACATCGATAGAGGCTCCTATGTGAACTATCATATTGCCTCCAATAGAACGGTGACGCCTCGACGAACTTCAGTGAAAGAAGGCTTGGCTCATTCGGCAAATGAAATCTACGCTTACTCTCAGGAGCTCATAAATAGCTCTGATGAAATCAAGGGCGACACGGTAAAGCTGTATAGAGGCAATGGTTCAAGCGAAGTGAAATCGGTTGCTTCTTCTTGGACTCCTCGAGACGATGTGGCTGCTCACTTTGGAAGTGAAATATCGGTTGTTGATGCTCCGAAGGAATCCGTATTCCTATTCAATGACATGATGAACGAGGATTATTGGACATTCCCTCACGAACGAGAGTTCATTTTGATGCCCGGGCTACTATCGGCGGATAAGAAGCTCAACCCGGAAGCACTTGCACCTTCGGCTAGACAAAGTATTTTAGACAAGCAACTAGAACAACAGGCTGAAGCCTACGGTGAAAAATATTAAATGATAGCAAAAGACTACATTAAAAAAAGAAATCTCCGATTCTTACATCCCGACGTTGTTGCAAAATCGGATGATGCAAACGTCGCGTCGATACTTAAGGCGGTCGGCTATTTCAGAAACTTCCCAATCTTTAAGATGATGTATACGTTGCTCTACAAGAGCACATCGCTATCATTAGAGCAATACGGTCATGTCTATGCTGTGATGATGGATTACAAAAAGCATCATCCATGCGATTTCTTTATTGATGGATTTTCTGCCGCATTATCAAAGAGCACAGCTGTGGGCGACGACATTAAGGCGCTGTATGGTATAATGATACATAATCAAATGAATAAGAGCAGCAACTTGTTTATCCGCCGATCAAGGCTTGAGAAAGCTGTTGCCGATTACTATGCATTCGGAAAGCCAATCAATGTAGCGGTCATTAGAAAAGCAAAAGTGTTGAAAATCAGCAACTGGAATTTGATTAAGAGTATTGCCAAATGGAATCGCTAGCCGAGGATCTCACACTATCTGATTTAAACAACAAGATCGCTACAACGAAGGTTTATATCGAGAACGTTAAGAGACATTCTCATGAGATGAAGGCCTTCTTGCCAATATTCAACAATGCTGCTTCTCTTCCCATAAGTCGAACAAAATACGATGGAACTGTCGCGTATATCAATTGGATCTTACGCTCTGATGAATTATACCTATGTCTAAATATTTCATATTGCTTGTCTGGGCGATTCAAGTGTGCGCAAACACTGTCGCAGCTGTTAACATTAGCAGAGCTAACTGATCGTAGGAATATTAGAACACTGGATGGCAGAAGGTTCAAACAATACTATACGTACACTGCGACGGATCCTGTGTATGCTGTTGTGCCAGACAGAATAATCAGCCCAAAATCGTTTGCAATAATCGAAAATGGTTTAGAAGCTTTTAGGTCAAGAGACAAAATACTGAAACGCTTCGATGTACAATCTCCCCTGCTTGGGGTATAATGGAGGTTTATACATGGATCTCTTCGAGAAAGCCGGCTACGTTGGTGTTAAAAAGGAAAAAGCAAAGTATGTTCGGTCTCAAGAAATATTCGCAATTAAGCAGAAAGAAGGTCGTGCGTCAAAGAGATATGGCACGAAGAAACCCATTATCGAAGTTAATAAAAAGGATTTACTAGTTGCATGGCGGGAGGATATGTGAAATTACTTATTTGCGGAGACCGTAATTGGTCGGACGGAAATGCTGTTAGAGAAGTAATTGCAAAGTTTCAGCCAGCTTTTGTTATCGAAGGTGAAGCTAGAGGTGCTGATATTCTGGCGAGACTATCTGCTGAAGCAATGGGAATTGAGGTAAAGCGTTTTCCTGCTGATTGGGAAAAGTATGGTCGTGCTGCTGGTCCCATTCGCAACAGCCAAATGCTAAAAGAAGGTCGGCCAGACGTGGTGGTTGGGTTTCATTACAAAATAGATGAGTCTAAAGGCACACGCGACATGCTAACTCGGGCTAAAAAGGCTGGCAAAGCTACATTTATATTTGATGGTAAACTAAAGGAGTTTTAAATGGCTAGAATATTTATAGACGGGTTTGAGAGTGCTACATGGGACTTATGGGATTTGAATATGTTTACGCATATGAACGAGTATCCAGGCGTTGAAGTGCCGTCTGAGTTTACTAGTCGGTTTTGTGTAAATCAGGTGGGCTTATCTCGTGCTATCGCTCCTATGAGCGAAGCTTATTTTGCTATTAAGGCTGGTACTACGATCACTTTGAGGGATCCAATGATTTCTTTGGACTACAATTACGAACTTTTTTCTGGCGAGCCTCTCGGTGCTATATTCACTTTATGGATAGATTCTAATATCGGCGCCATACACGTTGGAGGAGGTACGAATCTTGACGGCTTTCCAGAAATGGGACAAGGGAACCCTCAGTGGAGAGCTCAGTCAAACACGGGTCTTGTAAATACAAATACTTTTCATTTAATTGAAGCTTATTTCAAGATAGACGGTTCCGCAGGAAGGTGCATAGTTAGGTTCGACGGAATAGAGGTGATCAATTTTACAGGAAACACTCTTATTGGTGCTTATACAACTTTTAACGTAGTGGGACTTGGCCCTACCAATAGTAATACTTTTATGGACGACTTTATCATCGATGATTCTGAATTTCCTGGTGATACACGGATTGAAGCGATTTATTCTACGGGTGAAGGATCAACGACTGAATGGACACCTTCACTTGCTCCAAATTGGGACTGTGTCGATGAAGTTCCACCTGATGATATCGATTACATATCTACAAACGCTATAAATAAAACTGATACTTATTTAATGAGTGATCTTATAGGTCCAGTTAGTTCAGTCATCTGTGTCCAGCCTCAAGTAGAAATTGTAAAAGAGGGATCACCCACACCTCTAAATATCAATTTAGTTTTGCGATTAAATTCTACAGATTATCCATCTGCCGATAAAGCAGTTACAACAGTAGTACCGAATGGACTATCTGCTATATGGAATTCAAACCCAGCAGGAGGTTCCTGGGATGAATCTACTGTAAATAATCTTCAGGTTGGAGTAAAGAGTAAAACATAATGGCTGATCAACTTACAGTATTTCAATCATTAGCTCAGGTTGAGTTTCGCCAGCCTCCTAAACTTAAGGTGATTCAAGCAACAACGCAGGTTGAATATCGCCAGCCTCCTAAACTTAAGGTGATTCAAGCAACAACGCAGGTTGAATATCGCCAACCTCCTAAGCTTAAGGTTATTCATTTATTAGCGCAAGTGGAATATATTCCTGGTATACCACCACCTCCTCTCCCTAATATTCTTTTTGGTCATGTCATATGGTAATTACAAAAGAAGCCGAGATGAAAGCTTTGAGAGATGCTAAAATAAAAGCCTTGAAAACAGCTAGACAAAGGGCTTTAGATGATCGAAAGAAAGCTATCGAAAACAGACCAAACATTTTAAATGCTAAGACAAAAGCTCGAGAAGATGTTAGAGTAAAGATTTTAGAAGAAGCCAAGATAAAGGCCATAGAAGAAACCAAGATAAGGGCCATAGAAGAAACCAAGATAAAGGCTCGAGAAATTAAGAAAGATGCTTTAGAGGCTAGAAAAAAGGCTTTAGATGCTAGAAAGAAAGCTAAAGACAGTGTCAATAGAGATAACATAGTGTCTTATAAAGAAAAAGCTAGCAAAAGTTATAAGACGAGTACAAAAACAATGGAAGAGCATTCTCACATTGGTTCCGGCGGTGGTGCAGGAGTCGGTGCAGGAGTTACTAAAAGAAGAAGGCGTGTTTAAGGAGTTTTAAATGGCTGTTTTAGCAACAGATCTTTTTGAAGAAGCAACGACTGTTCCTGCTCCCTTACCTACCGAATGGTCATATCCAACGGGCCTTGAGGATAGTTTGTCAATGCATTGGGCTTATCTTTCAAATATTCCCGGAGGTGGATCAGCCGAACAACGAGGCAACGAAGCCGTTATTCATCAGTCTGTACACACAAATAGGTGCCGCCTACCGTAATGATATTAATCCTGGTCCTAATCAATATGCCAGTGCTCAAATTGATCTTCATGGAGGAGGTGCGGTAGCCGTAAGAATGTCTCCAACTAATGGAAATTGTTATTATCTATTCTTGACATATGGTCGTCTAGATCTTATTCTTTTTAAATATTTTGAAGGAAATCTTACTCAATTATCAAGTATATATATGCCGACTTTTATTCAAACGCATGAAGTCGGTGATGATATATCTTTGATCACTCTCGAGGCAAATGGACGATATATAAATTCATATTTTTCTGAATCGTATACTTTTGTCAATCAAATTATCGATGAAGATATTGTTTCGGGCCAGCCCGGAATGGTTTGTGACGCTGATAACAATAACATATGGTATACCGACAAAGGAGTTATAACCTTTGAAGCGGGTGATTTAGATGATTATGTTGTTCCTAAAGGATTGGGAGCGATCTACATATCTGATTCAAATAATAATAGAGTGATCGATCGGACGATACCTAATCTTGAATATATTTCTGAGTTTACTGATTCGGGTCAGCTAGTATATCCTACTGGTATCTGCAATGATGGAACACATTTATATCTAATTAATGAGGGTAAAATACTCTTGAAGTATTTGTTAGGAGAGACGGCTGCTGATTTGACTTTTGTTGAGGGAACTGGCTGGGATGTTTTCGCTAATTTTTGGGGTGATAGTGTATTTCTAACTGACGCCGATGATTTTATAAGCTACAGCACTGCAGATGAAGTTTTTGCTGAAACAACAAGTGTGGTCATTTGTACATGCGATGGTCGTGCTACAATTGATAGCGTGACTGATGATTTAGGAAATACATACACAGAAGTGTTTTCGGGTACAGTTCCCTGGTCAGAAGCGGGAACAGACACTTATCTCATTACAGATGATTTTTCAAATGGAACAATTGACGATCCGCCGTGGGGTTATATCGAAGGAACTGTATCTGAATCTGGTGGAACACTAAATGTTACAGCAGCTAGCGGGACTAGTAGTGCCATTGGTAACGATTTATTTATGCGAAGTAACGATTTTTATGTAGAATTTGGTGTAAATATTCAATCGATTACAGCTGGCGATTCTGACTTGATATATTTAGCTTCTCTATACAATTCAGAAGTTAGTGCTAGTGTCTTTAATGTATTTATTGCCTCGACAACAAGAAAAATATATATCAACTGGAGAAATAATGATAATTCTTACGAGTCACTCGAAGGTCCTGTTCTTTCTCTTACTACTCCATATACGATCGGAGCATATTTCAAATTTGGAAGTGGCGATGGCACAGCCGAACTATACGTAGATGATATTTTGACTTTATCAATATATGATTTAGCCAACGATGTTTATGCTGTTCAAGGATACTTTCCTGCAATAGGAAGTACATGGATGGATGGAACTACTGGTTCGGCTTCACTAAAATTTGATAATGTAGTTTTTACGAGTGATTCTCTATGGTATAATAATATTAAAAATATTTACTTCAAAAATTACCAATGAGGGACTGTCGGGCTCGACTATAACAGCTAATTTTTCTGGTCTGGTTACATATAGAAGTATACAGGTCATTAATTACTGGGGTCTTAAGGACAATTCATTCGATGTTGCTTTATTAAGTGATCCACGAGCAAGCGTTGTTGCTCCAGATGGTAATTACAGTGAAACATTGACTACGACAACTCCTAGAGAACTCGTTATAGCTTCTATTTTTAGTATCCTCCCAACTACAAATGTTGATCCATTTATAGTGGGTTCTGGCGGTTGGATACATAGAGGAGGAGGGGAAGATCCTCCGTATGCAGGATTTTCATGGACAGGGATTCCCTGGTATTTTTGTGAGGATAAAGTTGTAGATATACCGAGCGAGATTGAAGCTATATGGACACCAGACGGCCCAGACTATTATTCTACTGTTATTGCATCGTTTAAGCCAATCGCAGAGGATCAGTTTTTTGAGATTAGAGGTATGTGTACTGATAATACATTTTTATATCTTATTGAAGCAGGCGATGGCGTAGTATGGGTTCCTAAGATTATAAAAAGACGATGTGACGATTTGTCATATGTCAGTTCTGTCGATTCTTTTAATAGTGGCGATTTTTTAACGACCCAGTGGCTATTACGACTAACGGGAATTATTTATACGTCACTGATAATAATTCGGGTGGTAGAGTAATTGTATTTTTAAAGTCTGACTTGTCGTATGTTGATCAATTTGCTTCTGTGGCTGCATTAGCATTTGGAATTGATAATGATGGATCATATTTATACGTTTCTACTCAGAATCTTTTAGGATAATATATGAGAATAACACGATATGATATAACGACTTTTGCGGAAGTTGATTATTTTGATTTAAGTCCTATCCTTGGCGCGACGGATCCAAATCCCTTTATAAGCTTTGGAGTAGTCGCCGATACGAACTCAGATTATGCATACATAACTGATTTCAGCGTTGAACCTCTTGGTGTTCTTCGTCTAGTTAAATCAACTGCTGTAGCAGATCTTGCAACGGGAAGTCTTGGAACCCAGCCTGGTGAATTTTCAGAACCTACCTTCGCCACGATTGTTATTTTTCCTGTAGCATCTGTGGACATTAATAGATCTTTTGGTCACATTATATGGTAATTAGATGAAATTAGGAGACACAAAACTCAATCATAAATATCTCCGTGTGGTCACTACAAAGACTGGCAAAAAGAGGTATATTTATGAGGAGTCAGAAGAACGCCATCCCACTATACATCAAAAAGCAAGAGAGATGAAGAAACACCCATTCCAAATAGAGCTTAGTCCTGCCACGATGGCAATCATATCCAAGCTGCAATCTGCTGGGCATGAGTCATATGTAGTGGGCGGAGCTGTGCGTGATTCATTGATGGGTAAGGCTCCAAAGGACTTTGATATTGTAACTTCCGCACATCCAAAACAGATTCATGAACTATTTGGCATCCCAGGTTCAGTTGGTGCTAAGTTTGCTGTAAATATAGTTGACGGTCATGAAGTAGCGACCTATAGAATTGATGATGCGGAAGCTACAAGTGCTAAAGAGACATCTGTTTCTTTGGCCTCGTCACTGAGCGAAGATGTAAGGCGTAGAGACTTCACTGTAAATGCTCTTGCCTATGATCCTGTATCTAAACAAGTGTTTGATTTTGTTGGCGGAATAGACGACGCTAAGAATAAAATACTCCGATTTGTAGGCGACCCCGATAAAAGAATAAAGCAGGATCCTCTTAGGATGCTCCGTGCTATCCGCTTCGCTAATTCAAAAGGCATGGACATAGAAATGGAATCGTTCAAGGCGATTCAAAAGAATATGCCGCTCATCAAGAAAGAAGCACCTGAGCGAATATCTGCTGAAATTATGAAGATGTTTGAGTCAAGAGAGTTGATTGCTGGGCTCACACTTATGCTGGCGACAGGTTTCTTCAAGGAGGTGATACCCGAGTTGCAAGAAGGACACGAGGTAGAACAGAATAAACATCATGGCGAGAGCATACTGCTGCACAACATGCTGGCTGCCGATGCGATAAAGAAACCAGATCCAATTCTGAAGCTGGCTCTTCTGCTACATGACGTAGGTAAGGTTCAAACAAAACAGTTCAACCCAGAAATAAATGACTACAACTTCTTGGGGCATGAAACTGTTGGTGCTAAGATGGCTGTAAAGATAATGAAACGCCTCAAGTTTTCTACTGACGACATAGCGCGTGTCGATAACATCATTCGTCATCACATGTATTATTTCACAGACGAGACTAAAGACAAAACAATCAAGAAGTTCATGGCTTTGCCCGAATTCAAAAATATACTTAGAGCTCGACTTGCTGATAGAAAAGCAAATTTGGCAAAGAAGGGCATTCCGTTTTCATTCAAGAAATTGGTTAGAAAAATCAGGGTCATTCAGACGACTAAGCAACCTGTTACTGTAAGAGATTTAGCGATAAATGGTCACGACTTGATGGACTTAGGACTTAAGCCGGGACCGTTGTTTGGCAAATTTCTTAATAACGCTCTTGAATTAGTGCTTGAACAGCCTGAGCAGAATCAAAAAGAGATTCTATTAGAATTTGCTAGAAGAGAGTTTATTAATACATAGGTATAGTAAGGCAATAAAATGATTATCTATAAAGCAACGAATATGGAGATGGATAAATGTCATACGTTTTAAAAGAGTCGTTTGGAACTACCGCAGACGATTATGAGTCAGTCCAAACGTCTTGGGCGGTCATCCGTGGAGCGATGAGTTTTGTTACTGCGTCGGCATATGTGTTGACGCAGGCTGAGCATATGCTTACAAAGGTGGGGACTCCATCAACTTATAATTTAACCGCGTATATATATAGCGACGGTGTAGGTAAACCGGGCACTCTTCTCGGTACGTCGATAAACACGATTCCGGTTTCTTCTCTTTCTACATCGTCCGGTACGTATTATGCGTTTCAGTTCGCAGGAGTATCGCTTTCATCCAGCACAACATATTACATGGCAATCGCTGGCGACGATACAGTGGACACGAATTACTGGCGGATGTGGAGTGACTCTACTAGCGAGACGGGGATTTTCAGCCGGTACGAGGCCCCCGATTGGGTAGAATATTATGTATCCAACATACAGGGAATGATTAAGACTTATGTATATAGTGGCCCGTTTCCGTTTGCTTTTCCTCCTATGGGTTAGCTTATTGACTTCGCATAATTGCGATTATGATAATACCGTGTTTTAGAGAGGGTCTTCGGACCCTCTTTTTTCGTTGTACAATCGCGAAACAATGTGGTATGATGGTGCTTATGGATAAAAAATACTTGATGGTTATCGATTTAGAGGCAACTTGTTTCGAAAGAGGCTCTGAACCCGAAGGATGGTTTCAGGAAATCATCGAGGTAGGCCTTGTCCTCCTCGCCTCGCAAACTTTAGAAATAGTCGAAACGCATCAGCAGTTTGTCAAGCCAGTTTTGTTTCCTGAACTTTCTCCCTTCTGTAAAGGCTTGACGACCATTTCACAATCACAAGCAGACGGAGGTATTTCATTTCGCTCTGAAATGTCTTATTTGTCTGAACTGTATGCGGATTACAATCGTCCAATGTTTTTCTCATTCGGTAAATACGATTACAATCAAATACTTCGGCAATGCAATCGGTTCAAGGTCGATTTTCCATTTCGATTAGAACAGCATGTAAATATCAAACAGGCATTCAACAAGCTTTACAACAAGAACTTCTTTCGTGGCGTGCCCCATAAATACGCTCTAAAGTTTTTCAACGTATCAATAGAAGGCACGCATCACCGGGCTTTGGACGATGCTCTAACGATTTCAAAGTTTCTCGTGAAAATGGTAAAAGACGGCCTAAAATATTGATGTACAATCCCACCTCAGGGTGATACAATAGACTTATCAAATCAAAACGGAGGTGGTGCATGGGTTTCATGGGACTGGGACACTGGGGTGAGTCGGACAATGCGGCAGACTTCCACGCTCGGCTTCGGCTTCAGATCCGGAATGAGTTCCGGAAAGAAATGAAGAACAAGGCGAATTGCTACAACACTCCTGGGTGGGTGAATGCCCTTCTCATTTTCAAGGAATACCCTTCAATCGCCAAGTTTCTTGACGCTTCGATACTCAAAGCGATCGACAAGGAGATCGAGAAAGACCTGGGCTATTTGAAAGAGGGCGAGGGCTATGATCTTATTAGGAACTTCCGCTCCATCAAGTTCAACACTGAGTTGTAGGCGAAATAATGGGCTATTCACCGCTCGTCATCAAGAAAATGTTGGCGTATGTCCCTTCGGGAAAGAAGCGCTACATGTGCTGCCTTTGTCACAAACAGTTCACATTTGTGGACATGAGGTTGCACCTCGAAATAGATCACGAAAAGAAAGTTGAAGGTGCTGGATACGTATTCTACGAAGGCGAGGTAACTGCATGAAACTCTTTTATATCGGCGACATGTTTTACTCAGAGTCCGGGACGATGATGAGTCCTATCTACCATTCTATCCCTCTGCCGCCTGAAGGCGGATATTATCGGAGCGACTGGGGCGAGGTGAGTCTTCCTCTAACGGGTGAAAACAACGACATTAATGAAAAAAGCACAAATTGATCGACGACTTAAGGAGAAAATACGTGGCCCTGATTCTCGGTGACATACATGGTAATCTGTCAAAAGCAGAGGCATTCCTCGCCTTCAAGCCGGAGGAGACACATATATTCGTAGGTGATTATGCAGACTCTTTTGAAGAGACCGATGAAGAGATCTACAAAACGCTAAAGCTGTGTATAGAGTCTCCGGCGATACTGCTCCTCGGCAATCACGACCTTCACTATTTCAGCGAGCCTCCATTCACATGCTCAGGACATAGAGCGTATGCGCATAAGAGCCTCAATGAAATCTTTGAGGCGTTTGTTGCTGAAAATAGGTTCAAGCCGTGTATTGCTGTTGACGGCTTCATTGTCACCCATGGTGGTGTTTCCAATGAGTTTGGGAATAGCGCTCTCAAGGTGAAGGATGTTGACGTCATTGCTGAAAAAATAACTTTTTTGTGGCAGATCTATCTTGATACACGGTTCCTGCGGTCTCCAAATACTCCGCGGTTCAAGAATAGCTTATTTGCTATTTCTCCTACTCGGGGCGGGATGGACAGATTCTCTGGTCCCTTCTGGGCTGACTACAGGTCTGATAATCTGTATGGCGTGCCGCAGGTGTTCGGTCACTCCCGGACTCCTCTCGGTAATGTCATAAAGGTCGGCCCCAAATTAGCTTCTTTCGCAATTGGGTGCGATAACGACAGACGGATCTGTTTCAATTCAACTACCAAGGATGTAGAAGACTTTGGTGACGACCCGCTACGGAGATTCTAATGAATACTAAACGGTTGCTCGACATACTAAAAGAGCCAGACCCCATCTTACATGTGCAAAATGTGGATGTGGAAACTGTATGGTTTGGTGCACCGTGGCTGGTGTGCCTCGCTCAAAACATGATTCACACTATGCGCTCCGTCAAGGGTGTTGGAATAGCTGCGCCGCAAGTTGGGATCAATTACAACATGGCCGTCGCTGTAATCAGTACGGTTCCTGTCGTGCTAATCAACCCTGTCATACTCAGCAAGGCAGAGGAGACGATTGCTATCAAGGAAGGGTGCTTATCGTGTCCTGGTAGAGATGTAAGAATCTTACGTCCTGCTTGGATAGAAGTGAGGTATAATAGTATCAATGGTAAAGAGTTCATACGGCTCTTTGGTCAAATGGACGCGATCATTGTGTCGCATGAGCTCGATCATCTGGCGGGAAAGCTGATCACGGACTATGAAAGCAAATAACATTATGCGGAGTGATTTAGTATGACAACAAAGCTTGAGGATGAGTTGTTCGTCTACAAAACAATGTCGGTCGCATTTAGGGCTGCTTTAGATAATCTCTTGAAAGACTATACTGATTGGATTGGTAATCAGACAGTAAAAGATGGAGTAATAGGTCTTTTGCTGTATCGTGTAACAGAAGCTGATAAATACATTCAAAACGAATTAGCGAAAAAGGCTCGTGAAGATCTTAAGTTCACCGATAATTAAATGTCAGCTCTGCCACCGAGGTACTATAGGCTATTTGAAGAGAACGAAAACACGGGTTTAAAGCTGTCAGCAAAGGTCGGTGGTGCTGGCGATGATGCATGTGAAGACTTAAAACGGCCATTGGCTGAAATCTTTAAGGAATGGAGAAAAGAATGGGCAAAAAAGGGACTGTTACCAAAGCGACCAAGAAAAGGAAGTTTGTAGACTTAGAGTTTGAGTGCGATGATGCGACACTCAAGCGTCTCAATAAGATTGCTGATTTAGCGGCTGTCACTCTCAGTCAGCTTGTATCGGTGATTCTGGCTTTATACGCCAACGACATCAAAGAGGTCGAGGGCGAGGGCTTTGGCGCTGAAGAATGGACAATGGGCAAAGATAAGAAAATCAAGAAGCGCACTATCACAAGAGGGATTGGCTTAGGTGATAAGTGATAATTACGACAAGCTGGCTGATCTGTATGGCATGAGGGAGATGTTGGCTAACGACACGCCCTTTGGCATGAACAGAGTCGAGCTGTTCTATCTGTACATGGAGTTCGCATTTGTAGGTTTCATAGTCTTGATGGCGCTGCTACTCAAGGACCTGTGGGAGAAGAAGTGAAAACGTGGCTTAAGATGGCGTTGGCAATCTCTGCTATTGCTACATTTGACACAATCATACACATTGAATCTGATCCCAAATGGATACTCTGGGTCAACAACCTGGCGTACTACATATTTGGTTCATATGTGGCTGACATATTACGAAACAAGGTGAGCACATGAAACTAATCATACTGGCTCTCATACTGATCACACTAACAGGCTGCTCATTAATCAGCTTCAACTTAAGACCATGTCCCTTCTACACTGGCGACCCTAATGCTGTCCCATATGATTACTACTATTTCAACTGTCACTAATTGCTATATATTAATCCCACTCTCACATTCAAAATGGGCTTAATATACCCAAACAGACTAACTGCTTTAATTATACTCTAAGTAACAATAGTATTACTGCATGATACACTGTAACATCATAGTATAACTCCCCACATGCCGATGTGCCACATGAGAGACTGCTGTAAACACTCACCTCAGACAAACTGCTGTGACTAACTGCTGTGACTAACTGCTGTATACAACTGCTCCGTCAATATGCTGTGATTGTCTGCTGTAGGCGGGGGCTGGGGGAGAGGGCGCACCTCAACAATAGGGTCGTCCATAGTGTCTCCACGGTAAAGACACTACGGTATGTATACTCCGTAGACGTCTACGACAAAATAAAGGGGTCGAATTCCCGGTACGCTACGGTTGGCGCTCTGTATGACGTTCTCTACGTAGTGCTTATCGTACCCTGCGTCTGTGGGAGCGAGATGAAGGCTCTCACGGGCGCTCTTGGTGATTAAATGCACTCGTTCAGAGCGCTCTTAGCATGATTTCCGGTTATCCTCACGCCCCGAAGGCGCTGTAAGCGCTCCCATAGCGTCTTCATCAATAACCCATAAAGCGATACCTTGCAGCGCTACCCATAGCGCTCCATTGAGAAGTCGTTGCAGACGCTGCAGGCTACGAGTTACTTAGAGTCTGTGGCCTATAAACAAGTACATCATACTACATTGGCGTCGTATTGTACATCGTCTGTGCGCGGAGAACGCTGACGTATCTGCACGTAACAGAACGTCATCGAATTACAATTCCGTCCATATAACAGAACATGTATTCAATGAATTTGGGTTCTACCTATTGCAGAGTACGCTGGGCTACGTTGGAGACTCTAGTCGGTATTTTAATACAGCTCGCGGCCGAATTTCACTGTACGGTCAGAGGGCGTTCTGGGTTTTATCTCACGCCGTTTCCGTGATTGGCTAGCGTATATGGCCGCTGCAGTGTCTCCACAGTTTTTCTCAATATTGGCGAGATCTACGATGTACAATTACAGCTGAGTTTGATATAGTATACTTATTAAATACGGAGGGCCACATGTCACATATTCATGCATGCAAGCGAGATGGTAAATGCTTCTGCCCAAGCAAAACCATGTGGAATACGCTTCCACTGATGGTCGAGGCCGCGCTTCTTAAAAGCGATGGGAAGATTAAAGCGAAATTTAAGAAAAAGGTGAATCGAATCTCATGCCCTGACTGCCGGGCGATTCTCGGTCTCGAGGGTCAGCCCAGTGAACCCAATTTAGCGGGCTTAACGATGTACATTCACGGCATTTAGTGATAGAATAGACTTATTAAATACGGAGGTGTACCGAATGGGCTTAACGCCTTTCGCAGTACCGACAGTGTTAAATAACGGAGCCGAGGTCTTCGCCCTGAAGGGTATGAAGGGTCGGCACTGGGTGGTCCTCGCCAAGACCGATCAGGGCATTCACCCCTGGGTCACTTGGGCAGTGGATCAGAATGGCGACGCTTACTGGGGTCACTACTTCGCAACGCAACCGGAAGCCTATGACGATTGGGAGAAGAGGAGCTTATGAGCGCGACCTATACACTGATTATCCAGTTCACAGGTCCCATTGGGATCAAGGAAGAGGATTTCGAACAGGGCGTCTACGATTCTATCAACAAGGCGGGTGGTGAGGTCCGCGAGTTCATTCTGGAGGATGACCAAGATGCCTAATGTACCGGGAACAAAAGTCTGGTTGCGCAAGAAGGAGCTCGACATCATATGCAAGCGGATTGAGGACACTCCTCCGATAGGGCGTCTTCTCATTGCCTACGACTTCGCGGAATACAATGTACGCAGGGCGAAGCAAGATAAACGCAACATCAAGATGGTGAAAGACTTCATTATAAAATGGTGGTTCAACTACGGATACCTGGGCTTCCCTTATGGGACGCCCTACATGGAGGAGGAGGAGAGATAATGGGCTTAGAGAGCCACATTCGCCAAGTGCTCGAGGATGACCCAGTCGTGATGGCGTTCGGTCTCGACTACTGGTTTGAAAATGGGTTGAAGGTGTCCACGCAAGAAGCGGCCAACAAAATGGTGAAAATCTTCAATGATAGTGGGGAGTTTGGACACGCTACTGCTCTGTACTCCCTGTTTGATAGGGAGTGGACAATCGAGTTTGGCGTACATCCTCAGTTCAAGCGTAAATAGGTATGTACAATCACGGTATCTGTTGATATAATAGACCTATCAAATACGGAGGTTAGTGACTTGATACCTGATGACGCTTTAACGGTGAAAATCTTGGCGCTCAACACGGACGACATCCTCCAGGTGTACTCCGGGCGCAACCGTGAGTGCTGCTGTGGATGCGCAGGCAAGCACACTTACAACCCGGACTTCAGGGCGCTTGGCTCTGAGAACCGTGGGTACGAGGTGGACGAGGACGAATGCGATATCAACACGATCAAGCGCGTCCTCAACAAGATCAAGAAGAACGTCACCACGGCTGACTACCAGGGCGACTATGTTGCCGTGGTGATTGGTGAGCGTCCGGCGGATGTCTGGTATGACCGCGGACGTGGTGGCCGTCCTCGCCGGGTGGAACACAAAGGACGCCTCTACGTAGCGTACTTCAAGCCCACGGAGCAGGAAATGCAGGAGAAGAGGGCGCGAAAGGCCGCTTACAAGGAAGAGACTGAGCGTCGCAACAAGGCGACCCTCGAAGGAGCTGGCATATGAGTAACAGGTGGAAGCGCGGCCCGTATGTCCCTGAGGGTCTGACGCTGAACTTGCGGAACCCGGCTCAAGTTGTGCTGTTCAATGAGGAGCTGGCAGGTCAAATCAGTGATGGCGTGTGGGAGAATGCTCGACCGTTCAATCATTGGACGTGGGTTCCGCGTGCTGAAAATGTGGGCATCAGCGAGGCGCCGGGCTTTTGTGCACCCGGTCTCACGTGGGGTTTCCGCCCTCCCAGGCGCTACAACTTCTGCGACAGCCTCCTGATCGAGGTATGTGGGGAGCGCATGATTGCTGAAGTACAAACTCGGTTGAAGGGTTATTTTGCGTACAATCTCGAGTCGCTTAAAGCTGACCTTCGTGACATCTCTAAGATTGTGAACGGCAAGCGATAATCTCGGTGTACAATCACGGCATTTTATAATATAATAGTCTTATCAAATCAGGGAGGTACGAAAATTGGACTTCAAGCGTCTCAAAGGTTACGAACCGAATTACAGCACGTATGCGTTCTTCGGAGGTTCCAGCCGTCCTGGTGGAATCCGGCTGGGCGTGTCTGCTCCGTACATCACCTCGGCGGAAGGCAAGAGGCGCTTCAAGAAGAACCTCGGTATCGGCCGGGTGGCGTCCTGCCCCAGCGGCGACGGCAAGGTGACCTGGGAAGAGTACTTCTCGCACCCCGAGACTCCTGGCGTGATCTTCACGATCTATGATTGGAAGGGCGGGATGTCCTGTGGTTTCGGCATCAGCAATGCGCTCTATGAAAAGATCGAGGTGCCCTACGCAGAGAAACTCAACCGAATGCTAGCCACGCTGGTCGCATTCACCCTGGGAGGGTAACATGATTTGTCCAACGGCTCCCATCAAACCGTACGAAATAATTTCTTCGAATGGTGACTTCGTCAGGAAGTTCACGAACAAGCGCGATGTCCAGAAGGTAATGTTCTTCCTGGGCAAGAGCGACCTGCTCTTCGCATTGTCTGTAGACTACCCCGGGCTGACCAAGATCGATCCGGCGTATGTGGCCGCCGCAAAAGCGGAGCTCAAGCGACTCGGCTTTAAGGTGGAACGGAGCGACTACAAGACGACCTCGAAGGTGTACACCTACAGGATCTTCTACCAGGGTCCTCGCCCCGGTACCAAGTGGTATCGCCCCTGCTCCACTCGGCGCCAGGATGCAACTGGGTTCAAGATCTACTTCTACGGATTTCCCAAGGAGGATGCCGCAGATGTCAATAAGCATTAAGGAAAAAAAGGAGTATGGCGCTGCACTTGGTGAGCTCTTCACCGACGGTGGTAGCGACACATTAATGGAGCTCTACAATGGGATGACGGATATCGATTGGCCCAAAGAAGTGCTCCACGCCCTCAACGAAGCGGATGAGCTGGGTGAAGAGATCGAGAGTTACATGAACATATACCTGGCTAAAAAGTTCGCTAAAGACGCGGGTGGTAAGTTCATACCGCATGGAGGTATTAAATAACATGTTCTTCGAAACGGGTAAATTCTGCGACGACTGCAACGCAGAGATTGTGGTGTATCCCTGCTCCGTAAAGATGGGTAAGGTGAATGCCAGGTCTCTCCCTGGGTGGAAGCGGTGCGAGTGCCGTCCCAAGTTCAATGAGATCTCTTCAGCTGAATTCGATGCTCTGGTACCCGGCTGGCGTGAACTCCTGGTTCCAGTGGATCCGCTCGATCCAGACTGTTCACTGGAAGAGGCTCTCGAAGATGTAAAAAATCTTGTCAATGAGCTACAGGATGCGGTAATTTAGTGGTATAATAGTACTACATAAAGCTTCACGGAGGTGTGTTGTGGGAAAGACCTGGAAGGACGACAAAGTAATCAGTCGTCATAAAAAGGGTGCAAGATTGGCTACGCTGGACATGGACTTACGGACTCGAACCAAACCAGTGGAGAAGAAGGAAAGAGGTGGCGGCAAAAACTGGAGAAACATCATTGATGCACATTTGGAAGAGGACTACGATAACGACATAGGAGACTAAGCATGAAAATTTCAGAGGTGGCGGTGTCCCTCACTCAGCATTATAGGGCACATAAGAAAGAAAATGGCGGGCACAAAACTGCTCCTAAAGGCAAGTACGGATTCAAGAGCATTCAGTACAAGGTGGCGGAATCTGATGGAACTATCCACGGACCGTTTCTTGGTCGTGGTGCGGCTCTCACTTCATTCCGTAATGATGTGAAGCTGAAGGGGAAGCCCACGGCTGGTGTGAAGTTTCTGGTCGAGGACATCTTCCGGCCTAAGGCTAAAGGTCAGGAGCTCAAGGTCGACAAGGTAATCACCTTCGAGGTAACTGCATAATGGGAAGACGGACAAAGGAAGAGCTAATTGCTTCCAACTATTACGAGTGGCTTGAAACTTGTAACAAGTTGAGGGAGCAAAAGAAGTCAGGTCCCAAACTGACTCCTGCTGAGAAGGCACTCCTCAAGACTATTCCCTCGCCTGAGGAACCGTACAAGAGTGCTGGAAAACAGCCCGAGGATGTGCCAGTAAAGAAGAAAAAGCCGGTCATGAAAAAGATCGACTTCGACAAAAGTGCAGTGTGGCCTGAGAAGGCTCAGTCATTCTTGTGTGCCGTATTCAACGTGCCATTTCGGGATGAGCATTGCATGTTGTTCTGTGAGAGGGATGACTGTCCCTTCCATGGCGTTGGATACTTCCGTTCACACGGGGTAAAATTCTAGGTTAGAGGTGAAGCATGGCAAAGTATGAGAAGACACGCACGTATGTTGTATCGCAGATCTTTACAGGCGGAAATGGTGTGGTATTCTCCGCTCCTAAGGGTCGTGCATATGCGGACATTATCCTCCGAACTGGGTCACTCCCAAATCGGATGGTGAAGTCCTTGAAGGTCGGCAAGAAGGTCACCTTCACTCGGTTCTCAAATCAGTACACAACCTACTTTGCACCGAAGGCGTAATCATCGGTGTACAATCGGCTGTAAATGTAGTATGATGTACTTGTTGGTGGATAGGAAAAGGTGCTGGCCGATAGCACCGACGGATTAAGCATCGCCCGCTATCCGTTATTCCACCCATCACGGTCACCAGACCGAAGACACGATTGAGTGGCTAGCCACTAGTCCGACTGCAGGTGGTACCTCGTGAAAGCGAAGGGCCTTTACTGGTGACAAGCTGTGGGTGATGGTGAGCGGCGGGTCCGACGGGATTTGAACACCGCTCAGGTAG